ATAGCCTGAGCACCCATCTTACCTAGATTGCCTACATTAGCATTTAATGCTTTAGCAGATTGTGCTGCACCGTCAAAATCTAACCTTAACAAAGACTCTCCTACCTGGCTAATCCCTGCACCAAATACTCCGAAACCTTTATTCTCAGCAAGTAAGTCAACTTGTCTATCCGTTTCGATTATGTTCTGTCGAAGCCTCGCAGCCTCGAAAGCCATATCTTGGAACTCCTGAGTATTCTGTTGACCTGCATTAGCAAGTTCATAGAGGCGGTCTTCTAACTCTCCAATACGGCTAGACATCGGTTGTAAGTCCTCTCCGTATATCTGCTCGAATGTGGCACTTAGATTCTTTCCGGAGTTGTTTAATTCCTCAAAAGACTTCTCTGCTTTGTCTATTGAGTCAGATAAAGTATTAAATTCTTTAGCTAACTTAGCCGACTTTATAGGGTCTTGTTTGAACTTCTCAAACTCATCACCTAACTCCTTGAGGTCTTTTTTAGCCTCCTTTATCCCTGATATCGTTAATGGAATAGTAGCCATTAAAATACAATTATAGTGTTATTCCAATTATCTAAACCGTCTCCGCATCCGTCTATAGGTTTAAGGTCTGAGTCTTTGTTGTCTTTGCTTGTGAAATTAGGGAATAAGTCTTTATTATCTAGTAGCCATCTGATCAGTCTCTTCTCGTAGAACTGAGCCTTTTGCTCGTAGTGTTCCATATTAAAAGAGATGTCCGACTGACCAACTGAGGTAGAGTATTCTCCGAATTGTTGTTGTACTCCTTTATTTTTAAGTTGGTATGAAAGACCGAATACGGCATCTACTGCACTAAACCAAGCTACTACCGGTTGGATTTTCTCTACTAAGTCAGTCTCATCTGCGTTAAGCGTCTGAGCGTTATACTTCGTTAGTATGTCATTATAAAAATAACTTCCGAGTATTGATTGGATACGCATATCGGACTGAGTAGCGACATACGGATAAACGTCATTAACGTCTACGTTCTTAGTTATCGGAGTGTTATTCTTTAAGTAGTTCTCTGTTACAAAGTAAATCATTCGCTTAGTATTTGAGTGATTGTTTCAGTATCGAAGCCGTAAGCCATTAAGCGAGTACGTGCTAACGTTTCTGTCAGCTTACCTTTATTGTAGTCTCTTACGATTCGTATAATATCCATATTGTCTTTAGCAGTCAAACCTTTTAGAGCGTCATTCATTTGCGTCTCCTGCTGAGGTTGAGTAGGTTGGTTTGTTATTGCCTCTTGCTCTCCTTTTGTTAGGTCTCCTCCCTCTTTTGGTTTAAGTCCTGCTAATGAGCGTATCTCGTTTTGAGACATTGATTCGAGTACCTTAGTAGCAACCAATGGAGACATACTATTTAGAGCGTCCATTGTAGCACTACCTTCCTCTTCTACTTCTACAATAGTTTCGTTAATTATTTGATAGTTGACTATTTCTATCTCTGCATCAATACCTGAGATTTTGAGTAACTTGTTTATAATGTCAGCAATACGCTCTCTAATTGGTATGATTACATTCTTTTCAAATATGATGTAGGCTTGTTTAATGTCTGATCCGTTGCCTAGACTTCCGGTAGTACGTACTCCTAAAAGGATAGGGTCAATAGTATGAGCAAAACAAATCTGTTCTGTAACTAAGTCAGAAGCCTCTTTGAATAAACTATCATTTTGATTAGTCGGTATCGCTTCAAGTTCCGGTAGTTGGTCTTTATTGTTAGCGAAAAATGCAACCGCTTTTCCTGCGTTCTCCGCTCCCTTCATTTTGTTTACGGTCTCTTGTAGTTGAGCGAGTTCCTCGTTGTTCTGTGGCTTCTTAGGAAACTTAATAGCAAAACTAGGGAATACACTATTTTGAATATTAGACTTAGCTAGGTAACTCATATCCCCTGACAAGTAAGCGTAATTCAATGCACTCGTGTACTGTGGTAGTGGGTAGATGTCTTGACCTAACGACTGCTCCTCAAAGCATACTATGTAAGTTCCATTTTTACAAGTCTTATCGTATGGCTTATAAGTTTTAGTCTGTAGGTATTGCGTCCAATCTTGAGCAATAGTATAAAGCGTCTTATCTTTGTTTGTTCTGACTTTCGCAGCGTCTACGTGCTTAACGCTTTTTGTCTCTCCGTCTTTTAACGTGATAAGGAAGTAACTCCTATTATGTACGATATACTCCCTAGTCAAAGTCTTTATGAACTTATCTAATACTAGTCGCTTTTCAAATGAGTATAAAGCTACTCGCTCCTTTGCGGATAGTTTAGATTGTTCTATCTTATATCCTCCTCCAACGGATGCATTAGTCTTAAAGTCTACAATAGCACCGTGCAAAGGACTACTGAAATAGGTTTGGTTAAGGTACTGAGGATACAGGTTATCTGAGCCAAATGGAATATAACCTCTAGTTTCGTATCTATCGTAAACGAAAGGGAGTGATAAGTTACCCGTAGGTAGTTTCTGAAATGGAGTAGAGAAAGACTTATAGTTGTCTTTAGGTTGCTCTATCTCTATTGCTTTAAATGTTGTCTTGTTACTAAATAATCCCATTAGTCGTATATTGTCGTTCCTGTTCCGTTTACTACCATTCTACCCTCTTCGATTAAAGTAAGTCCAGTTTCATCTGTTGGACTACTCCCCTCAGGAGATTCGTAAACCTCATATTTATATTGACCTATTCTGAAAGTTACGTCCGTTCCCTCTACCAAAGTAAAGTAATTATACCGGTAGTCATAAAGGCTTGTGTCTGTGCCTATCCAATATAATGGTGCTACATCGTTTACGTCAGTCTCCCAAGTAAACTTAAACAACCAAACCGGGTTAACCTCTGTAGCCTCTTCCGTTAAAGTCAATACAAATACGTTACTAGTATCTTTGTTGATGTATATCATACTAAACTATTTGGATTACAACCTACTTTTTTTTAAAAAGAAAAGGGAGACCGTTAAGCCTCCCTCTCTATAAGCTATGAGAAAAGATTAAGAAATCGGCTCAAGTAATCCTGAGATAATTGTTGAGTCCACTTCTTTAGCGAGGTGTGCGTTTTCAGCAGTTAAAACAACTGAGTATTTAGACCCGTCTGCTTTTGCAGTTCCTGACCCCTCTCCAAGAGTTGTCAACTGAGCATAAGGGAAGTACCAATACTTCTCGTTTGAGTCTTTAACGATTACCGCTAGGTCTCTTTGTCCCTCTCCTAAAATCTTTAATGCTCGAGATACAGAAGCCTCTCTTCTGTGTAGCATTAAGTTAATAGTAGCAGTAATGAATGAAGAGCCGTTAATAAGGTCGATAGCAGAATCCTCTGTAAAGTTACCTACGTTTCTTCGGAACTCAAATGTTTGAAATCTAGGAGAAGCAGTCATAGCCGTTACAGTCCACGTAGCATCGTCTTCTGTAATTGCTGAGATGTTCTCCATATCGTTTACGTAAACCGCAGTAATCCCCCCGATATTGTTATCGCAGCCTTTGATTATGTCTTCTAATGTAGTACAATTAGCCATTTTGATAGGGTTTAAATAAAGGGAGGAATCACACCTCCCTTCGTTATTAGTTTAGTTTACGATGCAATACACGCTCCGTGTAGTACGATTTGCTCATCATTAGTAATGTAGAATCCTGCTTTGTAGTCTGCTCTCGCTCCGATACGACGGTCAAGAGTAGTCTTAGAGAAGTCTACTACCTCAAGTGAATCAATATCGCCCTCTAGGTCAGTTACGAATACGAAATTATCTTTACTTGAAAGGATAATCGTATCAGCAGGTAAACCGTACTCTACTACGATTGGAACGTCCAAGAACGTAAGACCCAAAGACTGAGTAACGTTATTGATTGTGTTAGTCGCAGCAGTAGCGATGCGGTATGCAGTAGCAACGTTCGGAGATACTTTAAATTGTAGACCGCTTCCTGCGTTAACAACTACTTCGTTAGGCAAAGCAGTCATAACTGCACCAAGTTGAGTAATTACATTAGATGAATCTACTGCATCTTGCTCTACTCGGATTGGAGACAAACCACAAAGACGCTTAAGCCATCCATCGCAAAGGTTAAGGTAAGTACCCAATAAGTCAGTATCTCCTTGCCAAGCAAGTTTAGCGAACTCTTCGTGTGCTTTGTTAGCCATTTGCTCCCAGAAGTAAGCCATAAATGAAGCTACAGAGAAGTCTGAGTTAGACCCTTGTGCCATTTCAGTAGCCAACCAAGACTGCTCTAGTTCGTACTGACATACAGAAGCATTAAGCATCAATGGACATACGTCTACTTCGATAGCAGATACAGTAGCATCTGTAGCAAGGAAGTCGCAATCAGCCGCCTGAGTTATTTGGTCGAATAATACGTTAGCAATTTTTGTTTTGTTTTTGATACCCGGAAGAACACGGTAATTGCTTGAAGCCGTTTCCATTCCGTATAGACGTGAGTAAAACTCTGTAGGGTTTGCCTGTAGTAGAGCAGTACTATCAACCGTCAAATCAAATTTGTACTTTTTAGCCATTTTGTAAGAATTTAACTAAGTTGTGAAATTTATGTGATGCAGTCATTTCTACTTCGGCATCCTCTGTAGCTGCATCTTCTACAGATTCTCCCATTTCTTCTTTAAGTTCGGCAATTAGAGAAAGCACTTCAGCCATCTTCTCCTCAACGTATGGAGCAACGATAGCAAGGATAGCCTCAGAGTCAGCAGCAGGGTCGATAGCCATTTCCTCTTCTTTAGGCTCTTCCATTTGTTCCTCTTTAGTTTCCTCTTCGTTTTCCATCTCTACTTCAGCAGTAGGCTCTTCTGCCATTACTACTTCTGTAGTTGTCTCTTCAGACATCTCTTCGGATACGATGACTTCCTCCTCCTCAGACTCTACGGGTGTGATGACTCCATCCTTAACCTCGTATTTTTTACCGTCTAATTCAAAAGTTCCGTCAGGTAACATATTACTATTATTTATTTGTTTGCTTGTTTGTGGCTCTGCTAAAGCCAAGAACGCTTCGATACTGAATCCGAAACGCTCATTTTCTACGATGTCATTATAGAACTCCTTATCTGTGATTTGAGCCGTTAACATCAAAGTTCCTTTAGGTACTTCAATACCAAAAGTAGAGTAAGCCTTATCTTGTTTAGGGTTGTCTACTATCCAAGCCTCTAAGATGTATGCAGGCGCTCTCTCGTCACTAAAATGCTCTACGTTAAATAGGTCTTGGTTTTTAAGGTTAGACATAAACTTGGAGTGTATCTTTTCGATAGTCTCCTCAGTAAACCTTAACTCGTACTCCCCATCCTCATCGTTTCTATAGATGTCCATAGGGATCATAGCAGGAGCAGTTATGCGGTATTTCTTAGCATCTGCGAATAGTTCCTTTTTATCCGACTTAAATGCTACTCCCTTAACCATAACGGCAGGGTCAGAAGTGAACGCTATCTCGTCCATCCCTAACTCATTCTCGCCTTTTTGATATTCTTTATCAATAGAGGCTTCAAAGATTGGTAAGTCTTCCATCTAACCTTATTGGATTGAAACCCGTTTTTTTTTATTATTTTCGTAAAAAAATTACAGTTATGTTAAAATTTAAAGATTTTGAACTACCGAATACGGTAGACGAGTTGACAGTAAAGCAGTTCGACTCGGTTAATTATTACGAGACTAACTCCGATCTAGACCCTATTGAGAAATGGATAGAGAAGTTTAAGCTACTGGGAATACCGGAGGAGGCTTTTGACGATATGACCGCAGATGAGTTTAAGCAGTTGGTTAAAGATTGGAATGCAGGATTTAATACCGACATCGAAAAGATAACAGAAATAGAAGTAGACGGATACCTATACAAGTCTAAAGAGACGCTAGGAGTTAAAGACATCTCACTAATCGAGAAAGTATGGAAGCATAACGTTAAAAACTTCGCATCCGAAACTATGGCTATTCTGTTTAAGCGTGATGACCTTACCCGGACAGAACACTATGACAAGGCACATCTAAAACATAAGCGAGAGTTATTCGAGTCTCAACCTTGTAAAGTGATTATACCTTACATCAATACCATATTAGAAGTTATTACTGAATCTGCGGAGAATGTTACCAAAGAGTTGGAATGATATAACTGTAAGACAGTACCAGGAGTTACGGCAGTTGGGGAAAACCCCTGCCGACTCCGTTACTGAACGATACATCGAAACGATACTAACACTAACCGATCTACCACTTGACGAAGTAGAGGAGTACAATATGAGGAAGTTACTCTCTGTGGTCAACCAATTAAAGTTTGTTAGGACTGAGCCATCACATAAATACGCTAAGAAACTAGGTAACTACCGACTACTCCCTTTTAATAAGATTACTTGGGGAGCGTTTATAGATTTGGAGTTCTACATCTCAAAGGACTACATAGAATACTTAGATGTTATTGTAGCTATCCTACTTAGACAAACAAAGCAGAATGATTGGAACATACTCAAATATGAGCCTTATGAGTATAACCCAAAGGATAGGGGAGGAGAACTGCTGAATGCTCCAATTACTTCTATCTACGGAATTGTCCACGAGTATCTAAATTATCGTAACGATTTAATCAATAACAAATATAGTGAACTATTCTCAGTAGGAGACGATGAGGACGAGGACTTAGACGGCAAAGACTTAGCAGAATATAACAAGCGTAAGAACGAGGAAAAGGTATTTAATAAATGGGCATACGAGTCTATTACTTATGATCTAGCAGATGGCAACCTTACAGAGATGGATAACATCTTAGACAAGTCACTTATCTATGTTCTTAATATCCTAAGTATGAAAACTGAGACGAAGCGTTAAGCCTCATCCCATTGAATGGCTACCGCCTTATTACTTCTAAAAACATCGTTCCACTCATCGCTAGGGTCTCCAAATAGATTATACTCTATAATCATTTTAGGAGTTACTTGTAGGTTGGCTAAGTCTAAGATATTGAACTTAGGATTGTTCGTTACAAAGTCCATATAAGCTTGTACTACTTCCTCTAAGAACTTTTTACCCTGATTAGTCCTAAACGCTTTCTCTGTTATGTTATGTGGTCGTAGGTTAATGTTACGTCCTCGCCCTGCTCCAATCGCTCCTAAGTCTTGGAACATATAATAGTAGATAGCGTTTATAGTTATAATCATTTCGTTGTTATCTCCTTCAACCGCAGAAATACGTATTGAGTCTTTCATAGTGTAGGAGTCTACAAGTTCCTCTCTTTGGATTACTTGCATTATCGCTCTCTGTAGTCTTCGTCTCGTTGGATATTTTACCTTAAACTTTGCCATTATAAATAACTATTATCTACTCTTAATATTTCTAAATCTACACTAACTGAGCCTGAGCCACTATCTACCGCTACTAAGAATCCGTACTCGGTTCCCTCTGTTAGTTTATCGTGTACTCCGTGAGGAATCGTTACAAGTCCTTCCGTACCTTTATACAATGCTCTCAGATTCATTGATCCATAAGGAGCAGTTACATCTGTATAGTCATTCCTAACAAAGAAAAACGTGTCCGTAGGTTTGTTCGATTCTATACTTATTACGTCTCCGATTATAAAGTCAGTATATCCTACCGGTACTACATTGACTCCTATCTTACTCTCTCCATATCCAATACCGTAAGATCCATCAAAAACTATCTTAGCATAAATGTCTCTTCCCGATGCTTGGTCTACTACTATAATGTTTCCTTTATGAGATGAGTTTATAGAGGTTGCATAAGTACCGCTAGTAGCAACGTAGAAGTTAGTTACCCTAGCAAATGAGTTGGATAAGTTTACGTTAGTCGTTCCGTTCATAGTTACAGTCTCAACTATTGAACTACCCGATATATCGTATCCCTCAACTACTACCGTCCTTGCTCCCGTTCCTCCGCTTGTGTCGTTTGCATTGTCAGAATTAACCATTAAGGCAACGTCAGACGTAGGAGTCTGCCAAGTACCCGAACTAGTCAAAGGAACTAGTAAAGTACCTACTGAAGTATTTACTCCCGTTACGTGGAATGATTCGTGACCAGGAACTAATCCTTTAGCCACTTCTATTAAAAAATCTCTATTTGAAATATAACTCATATTATTAACCAAATACTGCCGTTAGAAACTAAGGTAACACTCTCCCAAGTTGTCAAAGTGATACCGCTCATATTGTCTATGCTACCCGTTGCCTTTGTTATTCCGCTTGAGGTATTCTTTAAAGTTATTACATAATCCTCATAATTCGATGCACTAGGCAAGGCTATTGTTATATTAGGACTATTTAGGATAAACATATCGTATAGGTCAACCTCTGCGTTATAATTCCTTGTTAATGTGATTATGTTCTTTTTATCTGTCTCAGATGGCTCTGACAACTTTTGACCGTTTACCCATACACCACTATCAGTAATTACTCCGTTGTCTCCTATTACTATTGCTGAGATGTTAGGGTCTACTGTGTTACCCTTACCTAAGATCATCGACTTACCGGATATGTCATTATTTACAGTATCATAGTAGTCGTTGTTTATGGTCGTAGTGATTCCTCCTATATTAACCTCTCCGATAAATGGCTTAGTAATAAAGCTAGGCAATGCTATCTCCTCGTCAACGCTTATTAACTCTACCTTAGTTAGTTGGTCTTTGTTAGGGTTATAGTCTATGACCTTATTTATGTTCCAGTAGGAGTTGTCTATTCGTATCTT